CAAAAACAAATACGCAGTGATACCACGCAGACGGATCACGAAAAACAGCCGATGTGTAGATACGACCTAACGCACCACCAGAATTTCTAAGATACATTTCAAGCGTATTTTTTCCGCCATTACTGTCGTTAAAGACAATGACGTGCTGATTTAACCCAGACGTTGCGCTGAAAATTCCCGCTTGGTTTGTTGTGGTTAACGCACCTCGCTTTAGCCAACCGCTCCACGTCCACTTTTTCCGGTCGGACGCACTGCCGGGAGTTCTATTCAGATACGCCGAATCATCGTCGTTAAACCGGATCGACTGGTCGATGGTGTAGCCGCCAGCAGAGACCTTAGTGTTGCCCTGAATGATGGACATTACGCAAACACCGCGCTTGTGGTGACATAAGCATTGGTCCCGTCATCGTAATACGAGAGCCAATATGTGCCAGCGGTGCTGATCGTCGTGGCAAGGTTCGCGTCACCCTTCGTCGTCGCCGCCAAGCTGATCGCGTGACCGCCAGAGTTGTCCAGCAGGATGTTGCCGCTCTGTCCAGCGGTGTGATTGGTGAACGTCAGCGTGCCAGTGCCGGTGGGGGTACACTTGAAGTTGTTGGTTCCGGTGTCGCCGATATCAAAGGACAAGTCATTGTCAGTCGTGATAGTTCCACGCTGGCTGACGGTGAACGTCTGTGCAGCATCGGTGACAGCGTTGTCAGCGTCGAACGCCTGAACGTCCGTGCCGATAGCAACGCCCAGGTTTGTCCTAGCAGTTGCCGCATCACTGGCTCCTGTACCGCCGTCTGCAACGGCAATGTCCGTAACTCCAGTAATAGAGCCGCCTGTAATTGTTACACTGCTAGAGTCCTGCGTAGCAATACTGCCTAGTCCAAGGCTAGTCCTTGCTCCGCTTGCCGTGGTGGCATTAGTACCACCGTTGGTCAGCGGTAGAGTTCCCGTAACTTGGCTTGTTAGATCAATGTTACCACTTAGCTCACTAGCAGCTACTGATCCCCATAAAGGATCGGTTCCATCAGAGCGGAGTACAGTATTGGCTGCGCCTATGGGCAACCTGTCTAGTGTTGAAGCACCCTTGGTAATTATATCACCGCGAGTAGTAGTAGGATCACTGATGCCACCCAAAGCAGCAAGAGCAGCACTGGCACTGGTTTGTCCTGTACCACCTTTGCTAATCGGAATAGTATCTGTGCTGACCACTACAGCGCCTGTGGACTGATTGACGGCTATGGGGCTAGTAGCAGTGATGCTGCTAACACCGGACAATGCAGAGGCCAATGTTGACTTACGAACTTTGTTAGTCGTACCGGCGCTGATGTCTACAATTGGCAGAACGTCGTCATCAGAAAGGTCTGCTTCTGACAGTTCTGTAAGCTCTGTGATTTTTTTGTTCGTTGCCATTTAACTCTCCATCCAATCTATGAACAAATAAGCTGTTCCAGCACTTGCAATCGCTGCTACTTTTTCTCCGTCTCCAGCACCGGGAGAGGAATCAGGCTTTACGATAAAATGTTCAGAGTCCCCATTGTGTATGAAAGTAGACGTACCATCTGTGGTAGCTGTGGGGTTAAGTCCTATTTTTACATAATTCAAAGGAGAGCCGCTTGTGCCATGCGCTCGTACTTGAACAATGTTTGCTCCAAAAGGACACGTCCCAGACTGCGCGTTAGTTGCTGTTATGCTCACACGCTCGCTAGAAATTACCCGGTGAGCAAAAGGATGTTGGCGAGCCATTAGCCTTCCAGCCAGGTTACATTAACAGTTGCCGTACCAATGCTTGCGATCTTTTCACCATCACTGCCGCCAACTGAGCTTGCAGGTTTGACGACAAAGTAAGACGCATCAGCCGGTTCTACCAAAGTGCCAGCGGCTGTGGCAGTAGGATTAGGGCCAATTACGATGTTAACGTTGGCAGTGGTGGCAATGCGAGCAATGGTGGCTCCAAAGGGAGCAGAACCACTCTGTGCGCTGGTGCCTGTGCTGGTGATGTTTTCGCTGCTGATAATACGCGAAGCAGTGCTGTTCTGGTATGCCATGTCTAAGCCTTTATGTTTTTGTCAGAGTTCATTTCAAATCCTAGCTCAATCCCCTTGAGCTTTAGCTCTTCGCGTTTCATTGCCATATCATGTTCAATTTCAACGCGCTCAAGTTCCAGCTTGGCAGCTTTGATCTCAAGCTCTTTGGCTTTGACTTCTGCTTCCATCTGGCTGGCCTGTGCCTGTGTGAGCATGGCCTGTGCTTGCGCCTGTGCCAGCTGTTCCTCTGGGCTAGGTTGCCTAGGTTGTGGCGGGGGCGGCTGGGATACAAACTTGTCTACGTTTTTAATACCCATTTCATCTGCAATTTCTCTGACCAAGTTATAGACATTATCCTGAGTAACGATGCCTTCAGTCTGGGTGCCTACTTTTTCAATCAAGGTAGCAAAATTGCTAATGTTCTGGAGCCTAATGTCCTGATCCCCGTAGCCAATACCCACTTCGATATTCACGTCCATGTCTTCCCGCCAGCTGGACGGATCAATTTCAAAGTAGGTGTTATTTAGACGTACTACCTTTTTGCGATTTTCATAACGCTGGATCAGATTGTAAATCTGCTTGAACATATTGCGAACACCAGTGTCTGCAAAGATTCGTGCAATAAGTTCTAGACGACCTTGGGCATTAGTCATGGCCGCTGTGACAGCACCAGTGGTCACGTGTGTCTTCAGTACGTCTGCTGAAAGACCCTGCGTTTGTGGATTAACACCTGTACGCCCAGTTTTGATATCGTCCCAGTACTGGAGCATCTGGAAAGCAGCTGGCTGGAGGGCAGGTGTCTGGATAGGCTGGAGAGCGTTCAGGCTACGGGTGCGAACGATGCCACCGGGGCGGCTGGTCAACAGATCGTCGATGTTGACCTGTCCTTCAACAATCTGGAACCTGCCGTTGTTTGCCAAGTACATATTGTCTAGCAGATTACGTGTGAGCGTAGACCGGATTAGCTGTACGTCTTGGACCGTTTCTGCTACGCTCAGTCCGTAGAACTTGTGTGGAATCGGAATAGGACAGACAGAACTGAACGGAATATAATCGATAGGCTCACAATCCAACACTTCTGAGCCACTGCTTAGGATTTTATGCAGTACGCTTACGCCAGACCCATCCATGTCCAGTTTCATGTAAGATTCGTTGACCATGACCATAACTTCAGAGTCAACTGCTGCCTGGTTAGGATATACATCCGTAGAATCATACGAATGACGCGCCATGTACTCTTGGCTGGTCGTTACATCATCAGCACCACTGGTATAACCGGGGAGACTGTCTACCAAGTCAGCGTCAAAACCCATCTTGATGAGATCAGATTTAGACTTATGGGAACGATGGCAAATGAAACGTGCATCATCTAGAGTTTTAGCACCCCTGTTGATAAGAAATTCTTCAGGCGGCACGTTTTCTATAGTTACCTTGCCGTCCATCGTAGTTCTGGCAAAAGTAGCATCGTGGAAAATTTCTTCTTGATCGACGACTTCTCCTGTCATGGGATCAATCATCTGCTTAATTTCTACGGTTTCACTGTGTTCAATTAGTTCCAGTTCTTCGTCCTGCTGTAGCAGTGAAAATTCCTGCTCAGTTAGGTTCTCATAGGACTCAGTTGTGGTATTTTCAATTTCTTCCCAGTAATGTTTAACTACGCCAACTTTTTGCATCAAAGCGTCGAGGAACATATTATACAGGATCATAAAACCATCGTTCTGTTTGTAGAACACATGGTTTATGTACTTGGTAGCCTGGTCAGCTATTTCCTCGTCTTCTGGGCCTTCAGGGACGTATTTTACAACCTTGTCCCCAGCGGTGAAGATACGCATCAAGGTGGGCATCATCCACATCAGCGTGTCTTGAACATCAGTGACTACGACTTGGCTGCGTCCGTCTTCCTCGTTGCCAAAGGGTTCGCCGTAGAAATACTCCATAGCTTTAGCTTGCTGGGAGCTAATCTCAGAGTCTAGGTAGTCTGAGCTACCATTGATCTCACTTTCTACAAGAGAGATGATTTCTTCGTCGTCTAATTCTCTAGCCACAACGTTAAGCCTTTTTCTTTTTCTTGGGAAATCCAGCTTTCATATTTGCATAGGCTTTGGGAGTAATCGTGCTTTTCTTTTTGGACCGAGAAGTCCCAGCTTTTTTGCGTTTGTTCATGTTGGCATATAAGCTCATCAGACTATCCCTACGTTTGAGTATTTTATTTCGGTATCGTAACTGTATTTACGGTAAATCGACTTGTTCTTTAACTGCTCTCCAAAGCGTTCTACGCTCAAGGCAGCATACCGCATTGCGCTTAGAAGGTCGTCTTTGATAGCAACCACTTTTCCATTTTTTCTATGGTAGAGTCTAAGCTCTTCAAGAGTTTCCTGACAGGACTCAAAAATTTGTAACCGACCAGTTTCAAAGCGTTGAAGAAGTTCGCTGATCCCTGCTTCAACAGAGTTATTACCTTTTCCACTACCGCTGTCTCCTTCTGCTGGTGGGTTACTGAAATGGTTAACCAACATGCACACGCCTAAGTCTCTGTATTGCTGTGCTAACTGTGTTCCAGACCCTTTGTCATGTTGTAGACCATCGTGCGGAAAGGCCACAGGGATGCCGGGAGTCCTAGCATTTATAACAGCAGCATGGGTCAATGGTGTTTCTTTTGACCTTCTGTATTCGTCGTAGACATAAATTATGTCATTGTCTGGGTCGTAAGCTACCCAACTAACTGCTGTTGGGTGGTCAAAACCAAAGTCAATCGCCGCCAGCCTTGGGAAGTGTTCTGGAAGGTCAAAGTCCTCACAAACTACATCTTCTTCACTGACCGGATAGACAAGCCCTGAGCCAAACACCGGGATGCCCTTGGAGCGCATATCTCGCTCTGCTGGGCTATAGACAGCTAGTAGCTGTTCTTTTGTCTTTTCATCTAGGTGATCTACATCGTCCCACGTGGCCGTTATTAACGACTGTCCCGGCTTCAGGTCATTTAGGAACGAACTGACCACGTTGGTCATTCCACGTTCCGGTGTGAATGTCATATAGACTATGCCATTGGTATCAGCCGTTCTGGTGATGCACTGACTGAAGATTTCGTGTTTAGGTTCCTCGTCGAGCCAGACAACATCTATGGCTTCGCCCATGAACTTCTCGAACCCCTGCTCATATGCCTTGAAGCTAATCTGGGAGTTACCCCCCGATTTATGTAGGACCAAGGCACTGGAGTACGCATTGGGTACACCGGGTTTGCGTGTGGTTTCTACGATCTTGTTTAAGGGTACAGCCCCCGTGCCTCTGAGGTTAGGGTCTTGTGGGTTACCAAAGAGTTCCTTCTGGATGATGTCCCTGGTGGTATCGTTGGACTCACCTGCTGCCCAGACACGCACTGGTTTGTTAAATCTGTGTCCCTCCCACCAATCGGGGTAGTCCCCTGTCATGTGGTATGCCGTCTCTACCGCACCACAGTAGGTCTTACCTACCCGGTTAGCCGCCATCAAGATACGTTGTGGGCAGTTTAGACCTTCGTGATGAAACTTAGTTTGGTAGTCATATGGCTTGTACTGCTTGATCCTAGTTGTCAGCTGTCGATGCTCTTTTTCGCGCAGAAGCTCTAGGATAGCAACTTTATCCACTAAGCTTTACCACGTTGCTCAAGCGTTCGATCTGCTCGTCAAGCTCTTTGTCAGACAACTCGTTAATTTCCCTGACCGTAGTTTCCTGCTTGTGTACCGCATCGTATCCAGCCCTAGACAAGATGTCTCTTGCGGCGTTCAGCCTGACGTTTTCTGAGTCAGCTTCGCGCATGAGCTTCTCTAGGACAGCCACAGCCAATGTAGCGGTCTCTCCGACCTTTTCTTTGATCCGCTTTTCAATGTGAAGCCAAAGGTGGCGCTGTACCCGCTTAGCTCGGTTGTTCGCATGGTTCCTAGACTGTTTACAGACGTAACCACTGGCAAAGAAAGCATCTATGGGTTCACGGTGATTGTCTACCAGTTCAACAATAAAGTTAGCTTCTTTCTC